GACGCGACGAAGGCGATCGCCAAGTCGCCGAAGCGCTAGACTGATCCACGTGGAACAATCCGAACCGAAACCGTGGGAACGCCAACGCGGCGAGTCGCCGCGGGCGTTCGCCGGCTTCGTACTCTACCGTGACCTCGGCGCCGGGCGCACGATCGCCGAGGCGGCCCGCGTTGCCGGGCGCGGCCGCAGCACGTTCAGTGTATGGTCGCTGCGCTGGAACTGGTCGCAGCGCGCGGCCGCGTGGGACGACCTCGTAGACCGCCGGGCGCGTGACGCGGCGCTCGCCGAGATCGAGGAGGCCAAGCGCCGGCACGTCAACCTCGCCATGGCGCTGCAGGGACTCGGCGGCAAGGCGGTGCGCCGGGCGCTCATGGACGATGGGCTGCTGCTCTCGCCGCGCGACGCGAGCCTGCTGATCCAGCGCGGCGTGCAGATCGAACGGCTCGCGCGCGGCATGCCGGACACGATCGTCGAGAACCGGGAGAGCGACGCAGATGCAATCGACGCCGAGGCAACCAGACTCCTTGCTGACCCAGCTTTCCGCGGCAGACTTGAGGAGATGCGCGGCGGTGCTGGCGCGGGCGGAGATGCGGGCGACGCCGGTGACGCTGGCGGAGACGCTGAGCGCCGGCAAGTGGACGCGGACTAGACACATCGTCCATCTGTCGCGCCGCGTGATGGCGCAGCTCGCCAAGCCGGACGGTGGGCGCATCATGGTCATGATGCCACCTCGCCACGGCAAGTCGCAGTACTGCTCGCGCTGGCTGCCGCTCTGGTATCTCAATGAGCACCCGGACCGGTTCGTTCTGCTCGCGAGCTACGCCGCGGAGTTCGCCGCGAAGTGGGGGCGTCGCGTACGCGATGACGCCATGGCGCATCATGCGCGGCTGCGCTTCCGCGTGAGCCCGGACAGCGCGAGCGCGCATCGGTGGGATACGACGAAGGATGGCGGGATGCTAACCGTCGGCGTCGGCGGCGGCGCCACGGGATCTGGGACCGGACTCCTCCTAGTGGACGACCCAATCAAGAACATGGAGGAGGCGCAGAGCCAGACGTACCGCGAGCGCGTGTGGGAATGGTGGCAGTCCGTCGCGCTCACGCGCCTTGAGCCGGGTGGATCGGTCGTTATGCTTCTGACTCGATGGAACGAAGACGACCTGGCCGGCAGGATCCTGGAGCACGAGGCCGACCGGTGGGACGTCGTGCAACTACCGGCGCTGGCGGAGCCTGGCGACCAGCTCGGCCGCACGCCAGGCGAGGCGCTGTGGCCGGAGCGTTATCCCGTCGCCGCGCTTCAACGGATCAAGGACTCCGTCGGTTCGTACGTGTGGAGCGCGCTGTTTCAGCAGCGCCCGAGCCCGGAGGGCGGCGCGTTCTTCAAGCGCGATCACTTCCGTTACTGGCGCCCGTGCCTCGCGAGCCAGGGCGACTTCGAGCTACTGCCGCGCGACCTGCCTCCTCGCGTCGTCGCGCGCAGCGCGTGCGTCGTATTCCAGACGGTCGACCTCGCCATCTCGCAGAAAGAGACGGCGGATTGGACCGTCGTCGCGACGTGGGCGTTGACGCCGGACAGGGTGCTGCTGCTGCTCGACGTCGACCGCGTGCGAGCCGAGGCGACGACGCACGCCGATCTCGTCAAAGGCGCATGGCAGCGGCACCGGTCCGCGTTCGCGTCCGTCGAGTCGGTGCAGTACCAGATGGCGCTCGTCCAGGTGCTGCGCCGCGACGGTGTGGCGGTCCGCGAGTTTCGACCGCACGGCGATAAGGTCGCGCGGGCGCGCACGGCGCAGGTCTACTGCGAGACAGAGCGCGTGTTCCTTCCCGAGGGCGCGCCGTTTCTCGACGAATTCGAGCGCGAACTGCTAGCGTTCCCAACGGGAAAGCACGACGATCAGGTTGATACGCTGTCGATGGCGGTGATAGAGGTCTCAGTTGGAAACGTCGGCGCGTGGTCGCAGCAGCTCGCGCTTGAGCTCGGCGGCACGCGGGCGAGCCCGTGGAGAATCTGACAACTGGCCACTGCTCCGGAAAACGCGTTCATTCAACTCAGCTCGACGGGCCTGCGTCGGTCGGGCGGATTCATTCAAGAGGAGTGGCATCTTCGTCTCGGCGGCAGCCGCGCGATGGAAATCTATCGCGAGATGGGAGACAACGACTCCACGTGCGGCGCGTTCCTGTTCGCCTTCGAGTTCCTCGGCAAGCAGGCGAAGTGGGACGTGCAGCCCGCGGTCGAGGGACACCCGACGTCGATGGACGCGGCGCAGTTCCTGCGCGAGTGCATGCAGGACATGGCGGCGCCGTGGGGCGAGTTCATCGGCGAGGTGTTCACCGACGCGCAGTACGGATGGAGCTACTTCGAGCAGGTCTACAAGCAGCGCGTCGGCCCGGACGAGACGGACTCGTCGCGCCGCTCGAACTACACGGACGGCCGCATCGGCTGGCGCAAGTTCTCGATCGTCGGACAGAACACGCTGTGGGAATGGGAGATCGAGGACGACGGCGGGATACGCGGGCTGTGGCAGAACGACTACTACCGCCTCGGCTCCGGTCCGGTGTTTGTGCCGATCGAGAAAGCGTTGCTGTTTCGCACGCGTGTCGTAAAAAATAATCCAGAGGGCTACGCTCTAGATCCAGCTACGCCGGTGCCAACTCCTGATGGCTGGCGCACGATGGGTGATCTTCGCGAAGGCGACAAGATATTCGACGAGAATGGCAGGATTCGTTACGTAACGGCAACCGCGCGCTGGCGCGACCGGCCTTGCTTCAAGCTGAAATTTTCCTGTGGAGACGAGATCGTCGCGGACGAGAACCATTTGTGGGCTACGCACGACTTCTATGAACGGCCGAGCATTCGTTCAACGAAGCAGATAGCGGAATCCATCACACACAGCACGCAGGGTCACACGAATCATTCGATTGCATGGAATGGCCCGCTTGACCATCTGAAACAAGATTTGCCGCTTGACCCATATTTCCTCGGATTATGGCTCGGAGATGGTTCTCGGAGCGGCGCGCAGATTGCTTGCCACGCTCAAGACCTAGAAGAAGAACAACAGTTACTTGCTGCATGTGGTTACAAGAGTGTCGCCGTACACAACGGCCCACAAGGCAGTCAGGGTCGGCAGATCCGCGTGTACGGTGACCATAGATGGGATTCGACCGGCCCGGGCGCTGTGCTTCGTGCGCTTGGAATCAAAAACAATAAGCATATACCCGATTCGTTTCTGCACGGTTCGATCGATCAGCGCCGGGCGCTACTCGCTGGCCTAATGGATTCCGATGGAACGGTGGACACCTACGGGCGCTGCGAATTTAACAATACGAACAAGAACCTCATCGACGGCGTCGCACAGCTCGTACGCTCACTAGGCGTCGGTGTGGCAGTGTGCACGAGGCCACGCAAAGCAAAGCATCATGCGTTGATGTATCGAGTCAAATTCACTCCCCCGTGGAGTCCATTCCGACTAAAACGCAAAGCCGATCGAACGAAGCCGGTGCGCTCTCGCAATTGGACCTATATCGTTTCGGCAGAGAGAGCATCCAACAGGGAAACAGTCTGTATCGAGACTGACGCTCCGAGTCATCTGTTCTTGGCCGGGCGATCAATGATCCCGACGCACAACAGCTTACTCAGACGCGCCTTCCGTTCTTGGTGGCACCTGAAGCGGATCCAGGAGATCGAGGCGATCGGCATCGAGCGCGACCTAGCCGGACTCCCCGTCGTGCACGTGCCGCAGCACATCATGAGCCCGACGGCGTCGGCGTCCGACGCGTCGCTGCGCGCGATGTTCGAGCAGCTCGTGCAGCAGATCCGGCGCGACGAGCGCGAAGGCATCGTGATGCCTGCCGAGACCGACATCAACGGCAACCCGACCGGCTACAAGCTCAGCCTGTTGAGCACGGGCGGGCGCCGCGCGATCGACACGGACGCGACGATCAGGCGCTACCAGCGCGACATCGTGACGAGCGTGCTGCACGACTGGATCCTGCTCGGGCAGAACGCGGTCGGTAGCTTCGCGCTTGCGTCCGCGAAGACGGAGATGTCGAGCGTCGCGCTCAACGCGGTGCTCGACGGCATCGCCGACGTGCTCAACCGCATCGCTGTCGCGCGGCTGTTCGCGCTCAACCCGGAGTTCCCGCGCGAGCACTGGCCGAAGCTCGTGCACGGCGACGTCGAGGCGCCGGCCCTCGCGGAGATCGGACAGTACGTTGCGCAGCTCGCCGGCGTCGGCGCGATCGAGCTGGACCGAAAGCTCGAGCGGCACCTGCGCCGCATCGCCGCGCTGCCGGAGATGGAGCAGGACGACTCGCCGGTGCCGCGGCTACCAGCGGCGCTGCAGCCTGAGATCGAATCTCCGGCTGGCGTCGTTCCGAGCGCGGAACCGCAGCCACTTCCTGGGACCGAGGCGATCGACCCTGACCTCGCACTCAACGACGCTCAGGTACAGGCGCTCGTGCAGCTCGTCAGCGAGGTCGCGCAGGGCGTTCTGCCGCGCGACTCGGCACTCGCGATCATGACGGCCGCGTTCCCGATTGACGATGCGCAGGCGGAACGCATCTTGGGCTCGGTCGGACGCGGCTTCACGCCGACGCCGGAGCCGCCGCGGTGACCGCGACCAAGCGGTGCGGCTCGGCACATCCGAACCTGCTGCACGTCGTATGCGATCGGTTCGCCGCTAGGCCGCGCGGACACGTTGGACCGTGCGCGAAGACATGCGTCATCGAATGGATCACGAACGAAGACGGTACGCTGCGCAAAGCGTGGATCACAGACATCGCGCTGCTCAAGGCCGGCGCCGACCGCTGCCCCGTCGTGCACCCAAAGATCGTCGCGCTGCAGTGCGAGCTCGGCCGCGACCACTCCGGCGCATGCGCGAAGCGCATCGTGCTGGAGTGGTACGTAGATATCGACGGCAAGCTGCAGCGCAGCGCCGTGGTCAACGGCCGGACCGGAGACCTCGAGGCGCGCTACGGCGGTAGCTACAAGGACGAGAAGTTCGGCTGGGACGTCGACACGTCCGGCGGAGACGTGGATTGATCGCGCTCGCGGCGTTCATGGCCGGCCTGCTCGCCGGCACCATGGTCGAGCGTTGGGCCCTCAAGTGGCTCGCCGAATTCGCGGTGCGCCACGCCGACGAGATCGACGCGCGGCGCGTCACGCGGTGCGGCGTTCTCGGGTGCCGCCGCGCGACTCCGCGGTCTGACGCGACGCTCGTGTGCCCGCAGTGCGCCGGCGCCTACTTCGGCCAAGGCGAGGCGGAGATGCGGCATTGAACTGCTCCTTGATCGCCGCTTTGGCGCTCATCTGCGGCGTCGTGTTCGGTGGGACGTTGGTAGCGCTCTATATTTTCTTCGTGCGCGGAGACCGACGCTGATGCGTGCGCCGTTCCGCGTCGCCAAACAGAACACGCCACGCGAGGACCGCGCGTTCGCCGCGTCGCAGCGCTTCCAGCGCCGCTTCCTCGCGGCGTTCGAGCGCAAGTTCATGGCGATGGTCGAGGCCGTGCGCGGCGAGCTGACTGAGGTGCGGCTAGCAAACGCGGTGCGGACCGGCAACGTGCAGCCGCTGCTCGACGCCGTGCGCGAGCACGAGGCATTGCTGGCGAAGCAGGTCGACCTGCGCGACCTATCGTTCGACGCGAGCCTGGAGCTGCTGCAGGCACAGCTCGCGCGCGAAAAAGCCAAGTTGGAATTTGAGAGCATGCTGGATCAGCTCGGCTCCGGGCGCAGACGCGCGGGATTTAAGTTCAGCTTCGATCTCGTCAACCCGCGCGTGGCGCCGTGGGCACGTGAGAACGCGGCCCGCCTGGTGCGCGAGGTCGGCGACGAGACGCGCGCCTCGCTCCGGGACATCGTCGTGCGCATGACGACAGACGGCGTGCCGCCGCGCATCGCCGCCAAGGAAATCCGCGAGCACGTTGGCTTGACCGAGCGGCAGAGCCGTGCCGTCAGTAACAGGCGCGCGAAGCTCGAGGCCGAGGGTCGCCCGGCAGCGCAGGTCGACCGCATGACCGAGGCGTACTCGAAAAAGCTCCTGCGCTACCGCAGCGAAAACATCGCGCGCACGGAGATCATTCGGTCACAAACGGCCGGGCAGACGATCGCGTGGGAGGCGGCGGCGGACGAGGGGTTGATCGACCGTGCCACGGTCAAGCGCCAGTGGATCGCCGCGGTCGGGAGCGCGCGCACCGACGATTTGTGCCTCGCGCTCGCGGAGCTGGAGCCGGTCGGGATGGGCGAGCCGTTCGTGGCGGAGGGACTGGAGTTCGACGCGCCGCCGGCGCACCCGAGCTGCCGGTGCACGCTGGCGCTGGTGACGTGAGGCGGAAACGAAAAACGCCCGACGGAGTTCGTCGAGCGGTAAGGTCAAGCTACTGCACGGCATCTGAGCTGTCAATGCTTTCGTAAAAATAGTTTCGCCCCGGCGAGCAACCGAGGCGAAAACAGAAGAGCGAACGAGTGATCTCTGACATGTAGCGCGCGCCGCTGGCTCGCGTCAAGGAGGTCACCGTGCCGATGCCCGAAGTAGTTCGCCGCCGACGCCTGCCGCTTTCGAAGTCGTGGCCGCGCAACATGTACGGCGCGACCGCCGCCGAGACGCTGACGTTGCTGCTCGCGCGCGGGAAGCTCGGCAAAGTCGAGGCCGGCTACAGCGACGCCGCCGTCGACGTGACGCGTGCGTGCGGCGGCTGCCGGTTCTACCAGGCGCTCAACGTCGGCGACCTCGGCAATGGCTGCATGGTCGTCGAAGGCCCGATCAACCGCTTCGGGATCTGTCTGTACCAGATCTCCGCGGACGCGCAGCTCGTGGCCGACGCTGCCGTTGCGCCGGTGCCTGAGCCAGTGCCTGAGCCGGCCGAGGTTGACGACCTGTTCGCGATGCTCGACGACGGGCCGCTGGTCGTGCGCGCCGCCGGTAAGTCGGCGTCGGCCCGCACGCGCGAGCAGTTCGTGGTCGCGCTGCGCCGGGCACTGCACTCTGGCGAGGCCGTGGTCGCCGGCAATAACGGCACCGCAAGATCGGTAAAGTACGACGCCGATGGCGACCTGCTGCGCATCGTGCCTCCGGACGAGGCGCGCGAGACCGACGCCGTGGTCCTGATCGGCGCGGCGCCGTCCGCGCTGGACGCGGCGCGCGGAACACCGTTCGCCGGCGCCGAGGGGCGTGTGCTCTTCGATCGCTACATGCCCGCGCTCGGCGGCAATTTGACGCGCGTGCGGCGCATGCACGCGATCCCTGTGCAGGCCGATCCAGGATCCGCGGAGTGGCCGTCGCTCGCGCAGAGGTGGCGCGGCTGGCTAAACGCCGAGCTCGCCAAGAGCGACGGCGCCGTGATGATCGCGCTCGGGCGGCACGCCGCCGTTGCGCTGCGAGAGTGCGGCCGCGAGCCGGACTTCGTGCTGCCGCATCCTGGCGCGGTCGTGCGGCACGGCGACGCCGGCGAGGTGACGCGCAAGGGTCCGCGCATGCGAGAGGCGATCCGAAGACGCGCGGACGAGGCCGCGCTCTGGTGGCTGTGCAAGGACCATGACGGGATCATGGTCTCGCTCAAGATGCCGAAAAGCATCCGATCCGCCATCGCGATCGAAGGCGGAGAGGACGCTGACAACCTGCATGTGACGCTGGCGTACGTGAAGGGCGACCACGCCGGAGTCGTCGAGCGCGTCGTTCGCGAATTCGCCTCGGGTCTCCCACCCATAACTGGCACGATAGCCGGCACTGGCAGGTTCAACGGCAGCGAAACATCCGACTGGAAAGACGTGATCTACGCGTCCGTAGACGCGCCTGCGCTATCGGAGTTCCGGCAACGACTCGTCAACGCGCTGAGCGAGGCAGGCGCGCCGCCGAGCATGGCGCACGGATACGTGCCGCACATCACGCTCGCGTACGCCGAGCGTGGATCCATGGCCGAGCTGCCGCTGATCGAGACCACGGACGTTGTGTTCGATCACGTCCGCGTGCAGCGCGGCGAGCACGTGCTCGCGGGCGTGCCGCTTGACGGCGATGCCGCGCGGAAGTCATATTCTAGATCGCAGCCGTTGGCCGTCAGTGTCGTGAAGGTCGACGACGAGAAGCGGGTCGTCTACGGAGTGGCGCTCAGCCCTCACGTGGTGGGCGACTCGCAAGGCGACTGGGTCCCGCCGTCGGAAGTCGAAGACGCGGCCCACGCGTTCCTCACCGGCAGCCGTGTGATCGGCTTCGGGCACGAGCGCGAGGCCGACGCGGTGCCGGTCGAAAGCTTCGTGTGGCCGTACCCGACGCCAGATGACCGGGCGAAGGCGATGCGGAACGAGGCGCACCAGGCATACCGCCAGCGTTTCGGCGCCGGCGTCGTGCGGTCTGGCGATTGGATCGTCGGAACCCGCGTGAACGACGAGGCGATCTGGCAGGCGATCAAGGCCGGTGAGCTGACGAGCTATTCAATCGGCGGCTGGGGTCAGCGGACTCCCGTGGCCACCGATGCAGCGCCCGAGGTCGAGTTCGTCGACGTCGGCTGAATCACACACGTACGGGAGCGCTCCCGATGGGCCGCAAGCAGGTAACACGACTCGACCGCGTGCCGGAGAGGGACATGGTCGAGGAGCTTTCGATCGTCGAGTCCGGCGCGCAGGGACAGGCGTTCCTGCTCACGAAAGGGCAACGCATGCACGCGCGAGAGATCCTGAAAGTCGTCATTGAGACTACGGCGCCGCGGGAAAAAGACCTCGCCGCGCTCATCGCGAAGCATGGGCTCACCGGCATCGAGGCCGACATGGTGGTCGGCGCCGCGCGTCTGCTGTCAGGTGTGCAGGACCTCGCGACCGACGAGCTGCTGCGCGGCGTCGCGAAGATCGTCGGCTACGACGTGCCCGACGAAGATGAGCAGGTCGAACAGGTCGAGTGGGACGCGGTCTACATCAACGACCTGCCGGACGACGCGTTCCTGTACGTCGAGGACGGCGGCGAGAAGGACGACGCAGGAAAGACGGTGCCGCGGTCGTTGCGCCACTTCCCGGTGCGCAACGCGGCCGGCAACGTGGACCTGCCGCACCTGCGCAACGCGCTCTCGCGCATCCCGCAGAGTTCCCTCCCCGAGTCAGTGCGTGATGCCGCCGCCGCGCGCGCGCGCGCGCTGCTGGCGGAGGCGACCGAAGAAACCAAAGGCGACGGCGTCGCGACAGACGAGCGCCGCGAGGAGGAAACGGAAATGCAACCGAATACCGACCAGGCGACTCCGGCCTTGAAGGCCGACGACACGACGCGCGCTGACGTGGCTGCGCTCCAGAAGGCCAGCGCCGAGAAGGACGCCGCGCTCGCGAAGCAGGCCACCGAGATCGAGGCGCTGCGCAAGAGCCACGGTGAGCTGCTTGACTCGATCCGCACCGAGCAGTTCGTCCAGAAGGCCGCAACCGAGTTCGCGCACCTGCCGGGCACCGCGGCCGAGGTCGGCTCGCTGCTCAAGGTGCTGCACGACCAGCTCGACGCCGACACCGTCGCCAAGGTCGAGCGCATGCTCGCCACCGCGAACGCGTCGCTCAAGACCGAGAAGATGTTCCATCAGGTCAGCGCGCCAGGCCGCGCGTCGGCCGGCAGCGCCTGGGAGCGGATCAACGCGCTTGCCGGGGAGCTGCGCAAGGTCGACCCGAAGCTGACGACGCAGCAGGCCGTGAGCCGCGTGCTTGAACTGCATCCGGAGCTGCGCCAGATCGAGAAGGCGGAGCGCAAGGCCGGGCTCGGCCGCTGAAGCGGCGACGACACCACACTTTTTTGACCGCGCACACGGGAGGGACAGATGGCATTCGAAAACAACGTCGCTGACTTCACGATCGCAGCGACGGCGGACCTGCGAACCCACCAGCACAAGCTCATCAGCATCGCGACCGGCACGCTTGCCGGCGCCGGTGTCCCTGGGTTCGTGCTGCAGAACGAGCCAAACACCGCGCAAGCCGCGTCGCTGCGCGCGATCGGAATTAGCAAGGTCGTCAGCGGCGCCGCGTTCTCGCTCGGCGACAAGCTCATGAGCAACGCGACCGGCAAGGCGATCACGGCGACCGGGACGAACAACGTCGTCGGCATCGCCATGGAAGCCGCGAGCGGGGCGGACGTAGTCGTCACTATGCTCTGTGTCCAGCAAGGCATCGCGTAAGCGCCTGCGCTGGTTTGATCGAAAACCTACGATAGGGAGGAGTTTAAGCGATGCCGCAACCAACACCGGGCGATGTCCACGTCGACGCCGCCCTCACGAACATCTTGGTCGCCTTCACGCAGGACCCAGGAAACTTCATCGCGGACCGCGTGTTCCCGATGGTTCCCGTCCAGCACCAGAGCGACCGCTTCCATCAGTACGACCGCGGCGACTGGAACCGCGCGGTCGCGCAGAAGCGCGGGCCGGCGACCGCCAGCGCCGGCGGCGGCTGGAACGACGACAACACGGCGCAGTACTTCTGCGACGTCTGGGCCGTCCACAAGGACGTCGACGACCAGACCCGCGCGAACCAGGATCCCGCGATCGACCTCGAGCGCGACTCCGCGCGCTGGACCGCGCAGCAGATCATGATCCGCAAAGACAAGGAGTGGGCGGCGACCGCGTTCACCGCTGGCGTGTGGACGGGCAGCACGACCGGCGGCGACATCACGCCGGCGACGCTGTGGGACGCCGCGGGCGGCGACCCGATCGTCGACATCGACGCGCAGGCCGTGTCGATCGCGATGAAGACGGGGCGCTGGCCGAACAAGCTCGTGTTCTCGATGGACACGTGGATCAAGGTGAAGAACGCAGCGACCGTCACGGACCGGATCAAGCACACGCAGACCGGCATCGTGACGGAGGCGATCTTCGCGTCGCTCGTCGGCATCGAAGAGGTCATGGTCATCAAGGCGATCGAGACGACCAGCGCTGAGGCCGCCGCAATCACCACGGCGTTCGTAGGCGGCTCGAAGGACGCGCTGCTGCTGTACACGGCGAAGGCGCCCTCCGTGCTCGAGCCGACCGCGGGCTACACGTTCACGTGGAACGGGTACCTCGGGATGCAGGCCGGCATGCGGGTGAAGAACTTCCGCATGGAGGAGATCGCGAGCGACCGCATCGAGGGCGAGGCGGCCTTCGATCCGTTCGTCGTGTCGGCCGTCGCCGGCGTGTTCTTCAGCAACGCCATCTCGTAAGACGCAGACGAGGCCCGAGCACTGCGGGCTGATGAAGACTGCCAGGCCGATGCCGAGTAGAGTGGCC